AAATAGCCCAAATCGCCGCGCCGAGGGCTGCAACGCCTGCCACAATGGCAATAATCGCAGCAATTTCGGGGTTGCTCATAATCAGGCTGCCCAACTGGGTAAAGACCCCGCCAAGCCCCTGTGCAACGCCGCCCAGACCGCCAAGACTGGACGCAAGGCCGGCAATTCCTTCGCCGGTGCTGGTTACAAATCCGCCCATTGCTGTGCCAATCTTGGTCAGCACGCTGATGATCTGAGACCCGTTGGACGTCACTTCTCCGGTCAGGCCCTTGAAGATTTCACCGAAAGATTTGACATCTTTGCTTGCACCATCCGCAGATGCAACGATTCCGTCACCAAAAAGCTGCTTGAGCGTTTCAAACGCCTTGCTCAGCCCTCCGCCGGAGTATGCTTCGTTGATGACGTCCAGCGCGTCATCAGCCCACTTCGAGATAGTCTCCCGCTGCTCCTGCGACACTTCGCCCCAGATCAGGTTGACAAAGTCCAGACCGAGATTGCCCCAGTCGCCGTTTTTGGTATCTGAGATAAAGCTCTTGAACAGCCCAAAAACGCCCTTGTCCAGCTGGCCGGAAGCTCCGCTCAGATAGCCGTCAATGCGGCTCTGGGTAGCCTTGACACTTTTGTCAATGGCTGTTGCTGTCTCTGTTGTCTTGTCCTCGATGCCGTCAATGTAAGTGATGATCTTCTCGTAGGTCTCTGCGCCGTTCTCGCCAATACGCTCGCCGGTCTCGGTTACGGTTTTCTTGACATGCTCACTGCCATCGGCGTATTTTTCGGTGGCCTGCTGGATCTTGGTTGTGATGCCGTTAAATGTGGTCTCTGCAACGTTCGTAAACGTTCCCAACAGCGTTTTAGACATGTCGTCATAGGTCTTGGTGACCTTTGTGACAACGCCGTCAACTTTGGTTTCCACCTTCTTATAGGTGGTAGCCACGCCGTTCACCATTTCCTTGCCGGTCTCTGTGGTGGTCGCGGTCACGCGGTCTTTGATCTTGCCCGCGCTGTCCTTTACCTTCTCGTTCAGCGTCTGGATGCTGGTGGTCACAGCTCCCAGCGCGTTTTGCGAGGTGGTTGTAACCGTGTGGGAAATGGATTCAATGACCGTTTCGGTAGTTGACTTGGAGCCGGACTTTTTGTTGCTTTTTTTGCCAGAACCGGATGGGCTTGTGGTAATGGAGCTGCCACCACTGCCGTTTGCCGCTGCTGCCTCTGCCTGCCGCTCAGACCAGCTTTTATTGCTGATGCCAATGCCATTCAGAGCTGCTTGCCGGCGGCGGTTGCGGGAGTTTTGATAATCCGTGTCCTTTCGGTAATCTTCGTAGCTGTCATAACCCGCATAGGCTTCTTTTCCGAGTGCCTTGTTGAGCTTATAGCTCCATTGGTCAAGAACGCTGATTGCATTTTTAGCAACTTTAGAGATTGCATTGCCTGCAATTTCCATTTCAGCCACAAGGCTCTGCGTTATGGGGTTAAGGCTTGCGATGGCTTTTCCGAGTCCCACCCAGCCATCCGTTTTATAGGCTTCAATCGCGGCGACAGTAAGCTCGTTTAACCGAGATTTTGTTTGCCCAATACCATCAGACAGATCAGCGGTCAAAAGACCTGCCAGCTGCTTGACGTTGTCTTTCAGCGTGTTTGTAACGCCGTTCTGAGTCTGGCTCAGGTCGTTCATGGCGTTGTAGTAACGCCCGCCCTCTTCGGATGCAGCCTGCAGCGCCTGCGTCAGCAGCTCATAACTGATGGTCATGTTCTGCACTTCGGTAGTGGACTTGCCTGTGTAATCGGCCAGAATTCCGTACACATTGATGCCGGACATAGCAAACTGCTTGATGTCCACGGCGCTGGCTTTGCCCACATTGGCGATCTGCTGCAAATTCTGCGCCATGCGGTTCAGCTCATCGCTGCCGCCGCCTGTAGCCGAAACAGCATCGCCCAGTGCCATGATGGTTTTGCGGGCGTAGGTAGCATTTTCGCCGGCAGAGATCAGATATTGGTTTGCGGACACCAGTGCATCCACGCTGAACGGGGTGCGGGCTGCGTCCTGCTGGATGTTTTCCATAGCCTGCTGAGCGGCTTCGGCGCTGCCCAGCATGTTTGTCAGGCCGGTGGTGTACGTCTCGATCTGAGCGTTGTAATCGAGGCCGGCAGAGATAAAGCTTTTAGCTGCTTCAAAAGCAACGCTGCCCAGCTTTTGAAAAACGCCGGCCATGATTGTGCCCTGCGCAATGGCACCTGAGAGGGACGTGCCGGATGCCTTTTCTGTCGAACTTGCAAAGTCATCCATGCCGTTGTTGGCAGCTTTCAGCGCAGAAGTTGTAGCCTTGAGCTGCGCTTCTGCCTGCGCCAGCATAGTTTTGAGGTTTTTGGTCTCTGAGGACGTCTTGCCGGTTTTTGCAACGGACTCGTTGTATTTTTGAGACAGCGCCGCCACAGACTTTGCTGCTTTGCTGTACTCGCTCGAGAGAGTGGCGACCATTTTTTTGGAGTCGCTCTGTACGTTCTGAATGGCTTTTTGGTACGCGCTGTCGTCCAGCCCGATAGTGGCTTCCAAATCAAAAATTTTCAGTTTTACTCACCCCCATTCAGGCCGTTTTTGATGCGTGCTATTACTTCTTCGGCGGACTGCTGCGGCGGCTGCGGGCGGGTGTCCACAAGGTCGGCCACACGGTCATACCAGCGCTCCTGCACGCCTGCAAAGCCCGCCAGAGCATCCGTCATGTAGGCTTGATAGCTGAGCGCAAGCCGCTCTTTCCGTGACTCAATAATGCAGTGCTGCATGATATAGGACTTGCCGATCAAGTGCAGCATATCCAGCCGGATGGTGGACGTTAAGCGCCGATATCCGTCTGCGCCAACTTCACCAACGATGACAAAAAATCCAGCACATCCTTATCCTCCACGGTGGCAGTGATGACGCGCAGGGTCTTGAACGGAGTCATAGTCTCGGGCTTGCCGTCCTCGCCCATGTCCGGCTCATAAAGCAGCGGCAGCAGCTTTGCGGTGGCTTCGGCGTTATCGAACAGCAGGGCCTTGCACATGGCCTTGACGTTCTTTTTGGCCTGTGCAGCCTTTTTCTGCTCCAACTCATCCTCAGTTTCCTTGCCGGTCAGTACTGGCATGACCTTGCGCAGCTCCGCCACTTTGGATTTTTCCAGCAAGTCGGACACCGCATCAGCAATCAGCCAGCAGCGGCGCAGGAATTCGGTCTCGTCCATCTGGTTCAGGGTCTTCATGCTGTGTCCTCCTTATGCTGCTTCCTTCGGGCTGTAGTACCACTCCATGGGCACGGCGTCGCTGCCCAGACGGGGGCAGCCGGTCAGAGTAACGGACAGATTGCCCTTGCCCTTGTCGGTCGTCTTGAGGGACAGGCCGCCGGTAGACAGAGCATTCATCAGCTTGACGGCCACAAAGCCGCCGTCAATGGTATCGCCCACCCACCAAATATCTTTAAAGTCGCCGGTGTTTGCGGTAGAGTCGATGGTCATGCGAGGGGTGACCTTTTTCTCTGCCACATCGGCAGCACCCAGCGCCAGCTTGATGACCTCGGTGGTGACATTCAGGGCCGTAAAGGCAAGCGTACAGTCGTAGTCATCGATCTGCATCAGCTCTGCGGTGTTTTTCTGGCAGTTGTCCACATCATCACCCAGGTCGGTGATATTAGGCTTGCATTCAGCTGTCACGCCGCCGGTGGTGGCGCAGATAATGTCCGCGTCCTGGATCTCGGTCTTGCCTTCCGGGTCGAACTTATTCAGTACAACGCCTGCATTGATCTGCATGGACTTAAATGCATCCTTGCTGATTTTGGAAAACTTTCTTGCCATATTGCTCCTTTCCTCACGGGATAAACCGTGTAAGCTCAAAATTCAGGTATTCGCACAAATAGCCCTCGGGCGGGTTGTCGAGCGGCTGCGCCCACGGGCTGCCCATGCGCAAAACAATAGCGCCGCCCTCGCAGGAAAGCGTTGCGCCATCCTGCAGGGCCGCGCTGATTGCGTCCTCGGTTTGTAAAATGGATGTCCGGCCGTTGTTGCTTGGGTACCAAAGCCGTGCGTGGAATGTGGTCGATTCGTTCCACCCGCCGGGGATCGTCGGCTGATAAGTCAGGTACGGCAGAGCGGCACCAGAGGGGATATTGTCCTCAATGTATGCCGGGATGCCGAACCCGCTAAAAAAGCTGTACAGTGCCCGGTTGATGCTTTCAGAAGGCCCCATCACGGCAGCACCGCCTTTTTGCACTGCACTGCCCGCAGGCCCATGCCGGATTCAGGCGGGGCTTTGCCCTCTTCTGCCGTGCTGGTGATCTGGAAGGTCTGTCCGTCGCTTACACGCTTGATATAGTCCGGGAATGCCAACGGCACGCCGGTGCCCACAAGCAGGGTGTAAGTGGACGCTGTAGCTGCCTGCTCTGCCACCTGCGCTTCCACGGTGGTGTCGTGGCGTTCTACAGCTTCAAACTCCGGGCCGTCCGTCCAGCCGGATACAAACCCGCCCACGCCGTCCGGCTCATAGCTGCGGGTCTGGAAGCAGAATTTCTTGGTGAAGCTCTGCATCACGGTGGATGCAGTGAACGAATTGACCATGTCACATCTTCCTCCACTGGTTGATCTCGGCCCGGTAACGGGCTTTTCCATCGGCAGGCAGACCGTCCGAACCTGTAGCCATCGTACCGGACCAGCCGCTGAACGACTGCGATACGTACACGCCACCGGACGGCAGCGCCTTGTCGTATGCGTCAATCTTTTCGGCCAGCGCCACAAAAGCATGCGGCACACGCATAGGCTGCACCGTGCCGTTGAAGTTTTCGGCGGTTAAATCACCGTCCCCGGCCTTGTGCACGCCATCGTTGAAAATGGAGCCGCACACAAGGAAATACTGCCCCGGGGCTACCCCGGAGGGCACGGTGTCCGGCTCAAAGGCGAACTCCCCTGCAATGGGGTCGTCTGCTCGATCAAAAAAATTGTGCGTGTAGGCGCACAGCTCGGCAACGGTCATGGTGTGCCCTCCTTACGGCCTATCAGGGAACAATGGATTCGGTCACGGCGGGGTCCTTTTCAGCTGCCCC